GAATACATCAGATTTAGTATTCAAGTTGTTAAATACACTTGCACCAAACATGGTGTTAAAGTATTTGTCATCAGATGTTGTTAACTCATCTGCTGCTTTGCTTATTCCGTATCTCTGGGAGATTTCTAGTCCGCCTCTGTAGTAAGCGTTAACATATTCTGTAAAACTCATTCCTGCCATCTTAGAATCCCTCCACTATGTTTTTGTTTGCTTTCATGTTGTCTATCTCCTCTAAGGATTTTGATACATTCAAGAAGTCAATTTTTGCTTGTTCTTCAGCTTTTGGAGCTGGAGCAGGTGTTGCTTTCTTTCCTGTATAAACGTTAATGCCGTGTTTCTTCAAAGTGGCTAAGGATTTTGCTAGGTCATCAATAGAATCAGATTTCTCTTCTTCCAACATTTTTGCCTCTTCCTCTTCTTCTGCCTCTTCTTCTTCGGCTTCTTCTTCTTCTTCCTCTTCATCCTCTTCGGCTTTCTCTTCCATTTCGCCTTCTAGGTATGCGAGTACTTCTTTTAGTTTTGCAAGCGTGGCTTCCATGTCTTTCATTAGTGCCTCTTCCTTGCCAACTTCAACTGGCTCTTCAAGTCCGGCAGCTAATTCTACGTCCTCTGTTTCAACGATTTCCTCGTCGACAGCTTTCTCGTGAGTGCCACCACATGCGCAATCTGTCATGTATATAGACTAAGAAAAGGGTATATAAGTAAACTAAATTTTCCGGAAACTAACGTTTTTTATTCCAAGAAGGCGTTCTTCCCCTTCTTAACCTTTCTTTAGGTTTCCAACCTGCTCTTGACATTGCATTTTGAAACGCTCTGCCTGATTGGTCTCTTACTCTACTAGGACCCATTCTTGGGCCGCGACCGGGAAAAGTACCGGGGTCTCTCCAAAGTTCTGCACAAAAAGCCCTTGGTTTTTTTACATTTTGAAGACCATCATAATTTCTAAGATGTTGTCTTGCATTTGCAACACATGCAGCCATAAATCCACGCATTCCTCTTCCTGTTCTTCCTGTCCTAGGTGCTTTAGAAAGTGAATCTATTATATCATCTAAATGTTTATTGCTTTTCGCAAGTATGTCTGAAACATTCTTTGTACTCCACATCTTACAAGACCAATACCTTGCTTTATGTTTAGGACCGGGATTGTCACAATTATGTCTTGCTCTAAAGTTTCTACGCCTTTCTGGGTCATCGCGTTTTATGTCTAACTTAGGGTCGCCAAACTTTACTTGCACCGTATTTCCTTTCTCGTTTTTTGCATAAACTCCAAACTTCTTGTTTTCACCTTTTAACCGAAAAGGTTTGTTAAGTTCAACCTTTCTACCTTGATACTCGGCTTTACCTATAGGAACACAATTAGGAACTTTTTTACCTCTCATAAATTTAGTTCCTATCATTTCATAACCTGCTTCACATGGTTTCTTTTTTATTTTGCCAAGAATGTCATCAAGCTCTTCATTCATCTTACTAAATCTTCTAGCTTGTATTGCCCTCTCTTGATTTACTGCACCTGCTCTTGTCTTATGACAACCCAATAACTTTCTATTCTTCTTAGCATAAAGACAATATTCCTTACCCCTGCGTTCTATTATCTTTTCTACCATGCCTTCTATCTCATCTAAGGTTACTTGCTTTGTCACCTTAATAGGTTCATTCTCTTTTGCAGCCGCTACTGCCGTAACAGTAGCTTCTGGGTTAGCTGGCCTGTTGCCAACCCAAGACACGGACCAAAGAGACAACTCGGAGATGTTGTTGTGGCAGACCTCTCCTTCGC